GCCATTCAGACTAATATTTGGAACAACATTGTCGGGTGGTAAAAGTCCCTCTCCATACGGGGTAATTGGTGTCGCACCATTCCACCCCGGTCCACCGTAACGAATACTTCCCTCGTCCCCAGATCCATCATATGGCTCTCCAATATAGTATGACCAACTATTAATCATATATGCCATACAAGTTTGTTCTTTGTAAAACAATTCTTGCATGTCGTTCAATTCACTATTTGAAAGAGCAAAGCCCGGTCTAAAGGCAACATATTTGTAATTTAATTCTTCCTCGTCATCATTCAAATAATGTATGGGAAATCTTGAATTATATGGTGCAATTGAAAGCGGGGTTCTCGCTTCACCAGATATTTTAAATGGAACCAGACTTCTAGCCATGTTTACCTCAATACTTTCCTAATGTGTAGATAAATTGGAATGTTGCCTCTTGTGCGTCAGAAGAGGTTGTGATGCTTGTTTGATTTGAAGAAACTATGCTCCCTGTGTAGGGAATCAATGATCTAGTCTGTGACACATTGTCAATTTCAAATTCATCGGTTGTGTCTGAACCAACTGCAATTTTATCTCCTCTAGCCAAATTCAAAGTGTCTTTTCCTGTTATAACCTCTATGTCAGCGTTGGCAGCGGTGCTGGAATTTTGTTTATAGTTTACAACTTTCAACCCACCAAAAGGTCTAAATGTGTTGTCGGCTCCAAATTCTGACAACTGGTTGGAAACAAGTTGAGATCCTTTCCCTGAAAATTCTTGTTTCAATTGATCATTGGTGCTTGATTCTTTTTCAATGATTGTTTTATCGACAATCAAACCTCCCGAAGTTAAAGTTTCGGCCCCACTTACAAAACTAAAACTTCCAACATTTGGTTTGACTGTTATTTTGGTTACATTTGAAAAAGTTGCAATCTCGTCCGTATTTTGCAAAGTCCCTGCGATATATTCAGAGTTTTGTCCTGCAACTTTAACATCTCGTATGATTCCATACCGATTAAAGGTTGTTTGATTTGTTCCAAAAGTGTCTGCGATTTTGTCTGTTCTAACATTAACTTTAATCATAACTCGGTTGCCATTCAAAATTCTTCTCGGATTTGCAAAAACACCGTCATTATAATCAATGGAGACTTTAAGTCTCGAACCTAAATTGTTTGTAACATTATTAAACACCACATCTCGATAACCTTTCCCCCGACTCAAAAGTTCAACACCATAAATGATGTGATCTTGTCCCTTCTTGAAAGTTAAAAATCTAGCACTTGCACCCGCACCACTTAAACTTGAAATCGTTATAGATGGGTTTTCAATCGAAACTTTCAAATCATTTTCATCCAGTCCAGTGAGATCAACAAAAAGTGAAATTAATTGTCCAGAGTTTTCAATTGACTCTTTGTAAACATTCGCTTGCAAATAAGAATTGCTGTTTGGATTCAAATTTTTTGCATCTTCCAGTGCAAGTTCATATCCCAATTTAAATGACTTTGTGCTTGAACAGTTACCGCAAAGTCCACCTTTTGTAAATGTATATGATCTGTTTAATCTTTTTGCGATGTCAAAACCTTTAGAACAATTTATGCGATCCGTGCAGAAATCAAAGTCACCTTTTTGATATGCCACACCGGATACTGAATCAACTGCTGGTTCGTTATAATAGAAACAGACAGATCCAGTCGCTCCAGTGTTTGGACCGCATCCTCGTCTAAAAGCCTCTTCTTTATTAGTTGAACTCGAAGAGATGTTATCATACTCTCTTACATCAGGAATTGGCATTAAATCTTTAGTGACAAATTTAAATTCCGATAAATCGAGTTTATACAAAAACTTCCAACGATACCCATCCTCAAGAAGTTGATCATCTTTACTTCTTGATGGTTTGATCGTGGAGGATGAGAGTCCAAATTTATCATAACGATTCTCCGCATTCGCTCCGACACAAAGAAAAACTTCGTCCTTGTCGTTAATCGTGTAATAGTTTCGTTCCGGTCCAGAAACTCCGGTGGGGAGACCCTCGGAAAGATACGGATAATATACTTGTCCTCTTTCCCAATTAACTTTTCGAGTTACGATTCGTACATCGTTTGCCCTAATTTTTTGAAAAAAGTTTGCTTCTTCCCATAAGGATATGTCTTGATTTACGGAATCAACATTTTCTGGATTGCTTGTAGTTCCGCCAACGAACAAAAGCCAATTACTATCGACACCACGAATGGTATCATACAACGTCTTTGCTGTATCTACTCCAAATGATCGACTGCTTTTTATTGCCATTCTATTAACTCTCCTATGGACAATCTGGTAAAGTTGTGTTTGGACTGTCTGATCTTGGTTCAAGAACAAAGAACCTGCCAATATTTATACTGCCAAAATTACCGAAACCCTCTGGTAATATTTCTGGATCCCAGCCTGGATAAGCAAATGTTTTAAATCCATCACCAGAGCCGTCAGCATCAAGATCATATGTGCAGCCTGATGGATAGGTTAAACCTTGATTGTCATTAAGACGATAAGGAATGTAGTTTCCAAGAATAGGTATTTCCGAGCCACCAATATCTTCGTCAACATCCTCTGGTTCAACATAATCGTTATCAACCACGTTGAAGAAAACTTTATAACCAGCAGGGTGAGCACTGCTTTTGTAAAGTTCCTGTGCGACATCATCAATTACGAATTTTTCTGCTGCATCGTTTTCAATTTGAATTAAATATGAAAAGTCCTGATACCAGTAACTATCTTGCAATCTTTGATAACCAACCCCCGGCGCATCACCGTCAAATAAGTCAGGTAAAAATTCACCATCCCCTGCAAAACCAACATCATAAGGTAAATCATAAAACTGAGGAACACCACCATCTAATCGTATGACATTTTTCTTTGGCTCATATACCAAGACGTTTGCGTTTGAAACAGAATATAATGTTTCAAAATAATATTTTAGTGCATCCTTTGTTGTTTTTCTTTGATAAAAATTTTCTCTGATGCCCAACAAAAAATCTCTAAATTCAGATGTATCTGGATCTATTTTATTTGCAAATATCTCAGCATATGCCCCAGATATAAATTTGAGAACTTGCACTCTTAAAGGCTTATTCTCAATAAAATCCGCAACACCCTCATAGCCCGGAGCAGATTCATCTCTACCCTCAGAATCAAACCTTGATATTTTGTCTAAGTCAATGAGTTTAAAAATATCATCATATGTTAAGTAATAACCAGATCCTCCAATTTCATTTGGATTTGAAGTATAGAGCCAGTCAAAATATTCCTCAACAAAGGAAATAAATTCAGTGTAGCCTAATATTGATAACCATTTTGGTAGTGATAAAAAATAGTTATTATTCGCAACACCGGATTGTCTTTGTGTTGACAAATTAATGGGATTATCTGGATATATCGGTGCGTTTTGTGGTAGAAAATCTCTATCTTTTCGTGTAAATCTATTTAAGTAATCGTTATAGATTTCATTGAAGCGATACGTTTCATTTTGTGGTGTGTTTTTAAATACAGACCCAAACATTACAACTCCGTAACTGTAACGTTAGATTGCAGAACACGCAAAATATTTTCTTGTCTTGCCGAATATGCGGCTGAGGTATTTCTGTTTGTAAATGTTATTTCACCAGTGAAAACATTTGGAAAAATTACCACTCTTCCGGTGTTATAATTAACTCGACCGACACCGCCGGATGAAACCACAGAAACAAGATTGTTAGATGTTCTAGTGACAAGTCTAAGAGATCCAAAACCATATTGATCAATTGTACCACCTGAGTCTTGAATAAACACATTCTCCGCTTCAAACTTCGGTGAGGTAAACGTGTTTGTTTGAATAGCACTGCCCGGAAATCCTCTGTTCAGTGAATTTTTAAAGGAAAATTCTGTGTTCCCACTCACTGACGGTCTTATGTTTCTGGAAACTGAAAAACTGATATCATTTTGATCCATTGGAACAATTGCATTATCGACGTTCTGAATCGCTGTGATTAAATCACTCTTGTAAAAAATCGTGTTAAACTTTCTTTTTCCGTATAAATCATCAACGGCATTTCTTACGGCACTTTCTAATTGGGATTTGTTTCTCTGAGTTTGCGAACCAAAGAATGAAAATGAATAGTTTAAGTTTAGCGTTACTATAGACGGTTGTAAATATTCTGGAACTATTCCAACTGGACTCTTTTCTCGAAGTCTTTCTAAAATTTCCGAGGATGATTCAAGAACGGTCAATCCCTCCTCGTCAACGGCAAAGGAAACAAAAACTCTTCCGTAATACGGTGGATCGGTTTCTTCTCCACCAAAGACAACTAAACTTTCATCAGGATCTGCATTGGGGGGAAATATATCAGATACCGCAACTCGATAGTCATCTTTGGTTACTGCTCTGTCTTGTGCAGCGAACCATTTTGGTGCAAAAAACTTAACAAGATTTAAATCAGGTCCCTCTGAACCACCAAAACTTGGAACTCGTAATCTTACTGTCCCACCAACAGAGGAAGAAAACCTTCTTATTCCATTGGATGCTTGACCTGTCGGAATAACATAACTTATTCTCACGATATCGGTATTTTTAATTTTTCTACCAACATTATCGGTGTTAAGGCTAACATTCTCTGAAGAATAAAGACCATTACCTCTAGCGGCAAATTTAATTTTTACACCTTTGTTTATGTTTTCAACAAAGTAGATTCTACTATCCTCGTTGATAGCGTAGTTTACAAATGAGGATCGAGTATATTCAGTGAAAGTTGTCCCACCGTCTGAACTTACCTCAATGCTAATTGAGTTTATATCGAGTCTTTGGTCAAAAATTGTTAATTCTTGATTTGTAATATCAATGTCGGTGGTCACATCTCTATTCAATATTAAATTTTGTGACTCGAATACGATTATTTCATCAATATTTCCCTCAATATCGGGATCATAGTCTCTGAGAGTGAAAAAAGCATAACTTCTACCATCACCGTCAATTCCCGTAAATCTACTATATTTTGGGACTCTTGAATTAATCCCCGATAACGATAAAGATGCTCTAGACGAACTGGCTTGCGGGACAACAAAACCAAGTGGTTTTGTTAGGGAAACTAAAGATTCTCTTCTCTGAGCCGTATCAATATACAACTCGTTTGCAATCATATTTGAATAAAAAGCATAGTAAAGTGTGTTGTAGGAGATGGCATCGACAAGAACGCCCATGGCAGAGCCTTCAAAATCATAATCTTTTAGCGGTCCCTCTGTATTTTTTAAATATTCTATAATGCTACTTCTAATTGAAACATAATCAATGTTTCCAATTTGAATTTGGCTTGGATCAATTGTGAGAACGCTCGAACTCTCGCTTCTCGCTGAAGAACCTTGTGATATTGTACCAGACGCTAATGAACTATAAACAGACATTTATCTTACTCTCCGTAACTCGATGGTTAGACTTCTAGTTAAACCAGTATCACCCTGCGGTTCACCTGTTAAAATATATGCCAAATCTAAAGATAACATATTTTTATCCATATTATCTGTATCCACATCTATGCTATCGAGTATGACTCTGGGTTCATGTTTTTTTAACGTATATTGGATTTGTGTAAAAAGATCAGCGATGACAGAATCGTCTGCCACATTATCAAAAAGTAAATCCACTAAGTTACCACCAAAGGTGCGATTAAACGGCTTTTCACCCAAAGAGGTTAAAATTATGTTTTTTATTGACTGTTGAATTGAGTTAATATCTTTCTTAAGTGCAATATCATACGGAGGTGAATCACCAACTTTGGTGAACGCCAAGTCAAAATCAACAAATCTATTTTTTGCTATAAGTTTTTGTGGCATTTTTTCTCCGGTTTATTTATGAGTATTTAGGTGGTCCTCTAAAAACATTCACAGATTGTGGATTACTATCTCTATTGCAATTAAACGACATCACATGACTTTGCGAACTCATGACATGTTTGATTCCGGTTACAAACCATTTACCTGCGATTCTGTGTTGAGAATACTCGGCCTCTTCTTTCTCGGGTGATTTGGGATTATCAACATTTAACACAAACCCAGGTCTAACATTTAAGTCACCCGCAACTGTGATGGATGCTTTTTGTGTTTCCAATTGATTCATCAGTGCGTTTCTTCTTAGTGGTGTTTGATCTGGAGTTTCCCAGAATGTGGCATATGTGCTGACATACTTAAGATAGTCAGAGTATTTTTGACCTCTCTCTGGACATCCACAACTATTAACCGCTTTTGGATTTGAGTAGTCGCAACCAAGATAATCTTTACCCAACCGATCCTCAATAAGTTGACACTCATCAATTTCTCGTTCGAGAATTTCAAGTTCAAGCAAACTTGGTTCCTCTAAATCTGGATCGAAATCAGCACTAAAGAAATCTAAAAACTCATCTGAGAATGGATTAAAATCTCCGAACCCAATATCAAGTGCCTCACCGGCATAATCTGGTCTAAGATATTGTGCAGGACAGTTTTGATATATGTCAAAAATTTCATCCTCATCTTCAGGTGCCGGTGGAATTGGAACAGGACCATCTGGATTTGAACACTCAAAATCGTTTCGACAACCAAGTGAAAGTTCTCTTGCATATACGACAAATTGAAGTGAGAAGTTCTTCTCTAATAAGTCAAAGTAATCTGTTTGGTTTTTGTTATACAAATCATTGGGTCCACCATCGTGAACACCGTATTCATATTCACCGCTTACATCATATCTCCATAATTCTGAAATTTCATCATAACCATCATACGCTTCCCAAACTCGTGCCCATTCTTTTGTCAAATACCCTCTGACAAAACCAGAGTCATTTAAAGTAGATTTGGAACCTCCAGAGTAAACATAGGAGGTCACATCATCAGAGGAGTAAACGTCATTTGCCATGAACGATCCCTCCTGTGTTGCATGTCCCCTTTGACGATCATCCCCAGACTTAAGTGGATTCCCGGCATCTAAAGTTGAATGTACACTAGGATCCCATTCATTTCTTCGGATTGCTGCGGTTGCGTCTGCGGCAAGTAAGAGGGGGGAGGACATTGATCCTCGTGGATCCATTAAACCGTACTCATGCCATTGTTTAGGCCAGTCTTGATGGAAGTCGGGTAAGAATTGATATGATTTAAAACTTTCATTTCCACTAGCAACAGATCGCATGAATCTTTTACTTGGATCAATGTCACCGTCCTCAACTTGTCTTGATGGATACAAGTGTGGTCCATATCCAGAATCACGTTGAGTTTCCATAAATTTATCGGTTCGTGTTACCGCAACATCAAATCCAAATGGATCAATTCCGATAACAGATGCAGTAAAGTTTGCTGCTTGCTTACCAAACGGACCGGGAGTGAGCATAACGAGATAAGGAAGATAATATTCTGTTCCTGCATCTCGAATGAATCCTTTCGGGAAATTACTTAGACTTTCCTCTCCAATCGGCTCTTCAAATTCAACACGAATATAATGCTGATTTTCTTGGAAAAAGCGACTTGGTGCTTGAGTAATGGGATTATCACTACTAAAAGGATTGGTAAACCAAGGAATTTGATCTCTGTAAAGAGTAAGGAAATCTTCATAATCACCACAGGGATAAGCGTTACAGTAGTTAAAAGATTGTGCTCTGAAGTCTGCCCAACCAAGACCTTGGGAGTTTATACCATTTGCAACGATGTCTCCACCAAAAAAACCGTCGCCGGAACGCACATTGTTATAGTATGCGTAGGAGCCATAGTTTGGCATAAAAGATCGTAGTTGTGAATCAATCACTCCTGTATATTTTTGGAATACACGACCATCCGCTTCAATTATTGGTAAATTGAAGGTCGTGACTTGTTCTAAGTATGGTTCAGACTCCCAAATACCAAACTCATTTAGGCCAGTGTATGTAAATCCTCGGTAATACACCGGAACGGGGACGGTGGATACACTACTCGGAGATATGGTTCTGGTAAACAATGGAGAATGAGTCCAACCCAGAGTTGAGAATCCACTACCAAATCGCCGGAATTCGGCAGCGCCATAATAGTAATTATAACCACCAAAAAGGGAGTAATAATCGCTACGATAATCATTTCCCAAAACATTTGAATTGAATGAATTTTTATCTACAAAATTTCTATTATTGCTTCGTGAAAAATGATCTCTTTCATCTTCACCAATGAAGGGTTCTAAACATCCTCGCTCCGTTCCCGTCACAGCATACCTGTCGTAATAAACATTATTGTAAAAGGCGCCACCGTCTGGGCCCCTCATGACGCTTCTTCCGATGAAATCATTGTAACCCCAAGGCTGCAAATCTCTCTCGGTGTTATTATAATCCACTCTAAGCGATTCTGGTGCGCCCGCCACACCCGGACCGATTTCTTGACCTTCAAAAGAAAGATTTTCTAACCTAAATTTTTCATTATCACCGACAACGCTGTTCAATCCGTCTTTGTTTGTATCATAATTTATTTCATGATCATACCACGGATGAATCGTATTTTCTGTATCGTTAACAATAACCTCAAGATCAGCGGCAACATTTCCCTCTACAAAATAGGGAACTCTATAGGGATAAATATCCTCCAACTCCGCTTGTTGATTTAATGAATCTTCCAAATATTTCTTTAAAGCGAATATTTCGTATCTGCTTCCTCTTATTTTTTTACGAGTCACCCGCTTTACATTTTGGAATGTTGTTGGCATTTCCGGAATTTCTAAGTATGGTTCTTTGGTAAGGACAAACCCTTTTCTGTTTAAAAATTTTGAGTATCCAGAAGTGAAATTTTCTTTGTATTCTTTTAATAGGGAAATTGCTCTTCTTATTGCAACTATATTATCTTCCCAACTTTTAAGATAACAACTGTCTCGATTCAACGCTGGGTTACAATTAAATGTTTCTAATATTACTCGGGCCGGTGGACAAGGACATGGATCTGGAGGATTATTAATATCAAAATCTGCGGAATCATACCCCGGACAACAAGTAATTGCCCAACCACTAGGACCAGGTGCGATTGAAATCTCATAATCAAGTGATCCAATCGAACAACCACCAAAAGCATTGATTATGGTGGTTGCACTGTTAGCCTCTCTATCCT